TGGGCATGGGCGGCTCAATCATAGCCATAGGAACCTGGACGATCGACACAAAACAGACGGTCGATGAATATCTGGCCTTCATTTCATCCAAGGGTCAGGTATTCGTTTATCAAGGCACGGATCCAAGCACTGCAAATACATTTGCCCTTGTCGGTGTCTATAACGTTGGAGATCCTATTGGACAACGATGCTTTCTGCGAATTTCAGGAAATCTTTGGATACTGACACAACAAGGGATAATCCCGCTTACTGAATTACTTTCTCAATCCATAGATGTCGTGGCCGCGCCTGTGGTGTCGGTCAGCAAGAACATCATGAATGCGATCAATCAAAGCATTCAGCAATACGGAACCAATTTCGGATGGCAGATGATAGCCTATCCGAAAGGAACCTTGATGATCCTGAATGTGCCTATCTCGGATCATGGCGCGACTATTCAATACGTGATGAATACAATTACTGGCGCATGGTGCCGTTTCACCGGGATGTCGGCTATTTCATGGGAAGTATTCAATAACAAACCCTATTATGGAGCGGATGACGGTCGGGTTTATGAATGGGATTATGGATCCGGCGATGAAGTCGGGGATGAGAATTATCCCGTCACTGCGACCGTGCGAACGGCATTCAACTACTTCAATACACGAGGCTACAAGAAACGTTTTACGGCCATCAGACCGATATTCAATAGCGATAACTCGGTAACTCCAGGCGTGGGACTTAACATAGATTTCCAGGTCGGCGCTCCGATTTCAGTGCCTAGTACGATTACGGCAATCGGTGCTCAATGGGATGTGGCGCAATGGGACGTTGCGGTCTGGCCGATCGAGAGTGGGTTGATTGCCAATTGGACGACAGTGGACGGCATAGGAATGTGCGCCTCGATCATCACGCAAGTAGTTACTGCGGATAATGGATCGCAGAACGGCGTTACCCTGCAATTGAACGGCTGGGATCTGACGATGGAGAAAGGAGTAGGTTTCTACTGATGAAAACCCTCCTTATCGGATGCGACAAGCAAGTGGCGGAATGGGCCTTCAACAGGTTCCATTACACGCCGGTCCCCTATGATTGGGCAGTAGGTATCATCGAATACAACAACATCGTCGGGGCATGTCTGTATCATGCCTACAACGGCAACGATATCGAGATATCCTATTACGGGCCTAAGACAATCACGCTCGGCATCGTGAAGTCACTGGCCAAGTTGGCGGTCAATCAATTAGGTGTTTCGCGCATCACAGCGCGGACATCGCGCAGCAACAAGTCGGTAACGAAGAAGATCAAGAAACTCGGTTTCGAGTACGAAGGAGTTCGCCATTTCGGCTATGGCGATCACGATGCAATCATGTACGGGCTTTACGGAAAGAACCTTGCCCGTCTAGTTGGAAAGACAATCCAATGAGTTTTGGACCATCTGCACCGGATCCTTATGCGACTGCAAATACACAGTTAGGTTTCAGTAAGGAAGCCGCGCAGGCACAGCAACAAGCCAATATGATTAACCAAGTTACCCCATTTGGTAGCTTGGCTTATCAGCCTGATCCTAACTCTCCCGGTGGCTATACCGCTAATATCAACTTGTCACCCGCACAACAGGCAATTCTTGATGCACAGCAGAGAGTAAGAGCCGGAACAGGAAGTGCGGCAGCACAATTAACAAGTAGTTTTGGTGGGTTATACGGACAACCTCCGAACATCGATCCATCGACATTGACTAATAAAGTCATGGGATGGGGCCAGCAATATATGCAACCCATCTTCAACATGCAGCAATCAAATCTGGACGCTAACCTGAGAAACCAAGGAATAGCACCGGGGGATGAGGCTTGGAATAACGCACAAAATCTGCAATCGCGTAATGTCAATAATGCTTACACCAACTTGTTGATGCAGGCAGAACCAACAGCCTTCAATCAGGCAATTCAGGAATATAAATTACCAATGCAGACGGCAGCGGAATTGTCTGCTCCTCCAACCCTTCCGAATACTTCGACCGTGCAAACACCACAGGCACAAGTACAGACACCAAACTATCAGCAAGCCGTGCAGAACCAGTATCTCGGGAATACCGCGCAGAACGCGGCAATGAATCAAGGAATATGGGGTCTTGGCGGAAACTTGCTGAGCATGTTCCTATAGGTGAAAAATGCCGACAGATATTCTTAGACCATTCCCTAATGCTCCCGATGTTCCGGTTTCGACACCGGAACAGCAAGCGCAGATGCGTTTGTACGCGGAACAACTTCTTAATCCGCAGAACAGACTTCAGCCGCTACAAGCGGCAGGAACGGCCTATTTCAGTCCATTCATGGGAGCCGCTAATATCGTCCAACAATTACTAGGACGACAACAGGCCAATCGAGCTACTGGCTTGCAGCAAGCCGGTGTTGGTCAAGCAACCCAACAACAAGCTCCCGTCATTAATCAGTTGCTTGGCGGCCAAGGACAGGCCGCGCCGACTCCGGTGCCGGGGCAGTCGGCGCTTGCACCAAATCAACCCGGCACAAACCAGCCTCGCGGAATACGAAACAACAATCCAGGTAATATCGAGGATGGCCCATTCGCCAAGTCAATGCCTGGATATGTCGGCAGTGATGGACGCTTTGCAATTTTCAATTCACCGCAGGCCGGATTGCAAGCAATGGATAGCCTGTTGGCTTCCTACGGAAAGAAAGGTTTGAATACACCGTTAGCCATCGCAAGCCGTTGGGCGCCGGCGTCGGAAGCAAGCAACAATCCGATGGCCTATGCTTCGACAGTCTCCAAACAAATGGGGATTTCCCCTAATACGCCGTTGAATATGGATGATCCAGGCGTTCGTTCTCAATTGGCGGCTGGCATGGGACTTGTTGAAAATGGCCGTCCGATTACTGGAATGATAGGTCAGCAACCACAAAGAATGGCGCAAGCCAGTCCGGTCGATGCTAACAATTACGCAGCCATTCTAAACAATCCAAATGTTCCGGAAGCCACTAAGCAATATTACCGCAGCTTGATCGAGCCGAAGATCAGCACGGAACGGGATGTCTATGGCCGTCCAACTACGGAAACGGCAATAGGCGGCATTCAACAAACACCAACTCAACCGGGAGTTACCAGAGGTTTCCGCGCACCGGCAACAGTAGGTGCGGAAGGTTCTGTATCAACTACCATTCCCCAGCCTGCACCGGGAGAAGGCGGTGCGCCACAAGGCCAAGCACAAGGAATACAGGGCGGTTTCCAGCAACTATATAATGCAGGACGGAACATAGCCGCGCAGGGAGCGCGGGATAAGGCAACACGGGAACAGATCAATCAGGATCAGATAACAGCCTTCAATAATATTCCCATCCAGCAGACACTATCCGCCATGAAGGACGATATTCAATCTCATGGCGATAAAATGGTCTGGGGTCCAACCGCTGATTGGGTTACAAATCTAAAACGCAGCATTGCTCAACATGCTCCCGGCATGATGAGCCAGAACGATCTTGAGGGTATTGCCTCCGCCGATAGCTTTGAAAAGCTTTCCGCACAGTTGCAGACATTGGTTGGCCGTCAAGTCGGCTCGACCGATGCTTCTCTGTTCCAAGGAATGAAATCAGTTCCTGGTTCGCACAATTCTAAAGCCGGTGCTTTGGCTCTTATCGATATGTTGACACAGATCACCAAGCTTAACGGCCAATTTACAACAATGGCTCAGGCTAATATTGGACAACCCGGCTTCGATTATATGGCGGAAAAGAACAGGTTCTTTGAGGATCATCCGATCATCAATCCGCTAACGAATAATCCAATCCGCATGGATTTGAGCGGCAAAGGCAATGTTCCTAGTGAGACAAGAACACTCAATGGCAAGACTTATTTCAAGATAAACGGCACATGGCATGAGGGCATGTAATGCCGGATTATCAACCAGTAACAGATCCGGATATCTTGCAGCAGCTTAACGCTGGCTCCAATGTGCCGCGTCCTGTTACCGATCCGGCTTTGCTTGAGCAATTGAATGCTCCGCAACAGCCGCCGACAATTCTAAACAAACTGGCGCAGACTTGGCCTGCGCGAATGGCGCAGGACATATATTCAGCCGTCAAACTTCCCGGTGATGTTTATCAGGGAAACACGCAAGTAGATGTGAATAATCCAGAATTCATGAAGCGCGTTACGACGCTTGGCGGGGTTGCTCCTACAAGTGTTTTGCCCAGTATTACGGCATCTGCTCCTACTGTAAAACAATTGATTCAGCGGGGCGGGAATCAAATTGATGAAGCCATTAATAGTGGTCTTATGTTTCAACCTGCGCAAGTACAGGAAGGCATTAATGCTATCAGACAGCAATTGCCTACTAGGAGAGTATCTCAGGCAACGCATGATGCTTTGGATGCATTAGAAGAAAAAACTAATTCTGGTATGCCAATTACATTGAAAGACATTGCACAAAGCCGTGATGAATTATTAGCTGTTCAAAAGAACTCGGCAAAAAGTACCGCATTGACAGCAGCAACCGATCTGAGCAGTTCAACAACAGCAAAACATGGTCTTGATGATATTGTAAGGGGTACACCGGAGGGTGATCTATTTATTACTGGTAATGCAAATTATGCTGGAGGAAAAGCATCGGAGGGATTGGACAAAAGACTTTATCGGTCGGAATTGCGAGCGGCTTCCGCAAATTCAGGACGCAATATAGGGAACACGATCAAGTCGAATATTACTTCATTACTACTTTCTCCGGAAGCCAGAACACTCACACCTGAAATCAGGCAACAAGCGGAAGCTTTAGTTTATGGCACTCGTCCGGAAAACTTTATGCGCCATTGGGGGAATGTCCTAGGAGGTGGAGGCGGTCTTGGCCAAGCTCTTACAATGGGTGGCAGCGGCGCTCTTGGCTATCTTGCTTCTGGTGGCAATCCTACCATTGCCGGAATAGCGGCAGGAACACTTCCGATTGCCGGTGCGGTTCTCAAGCATGGTGCCAATGAAGCCGCGATTAGTCATCTTGAAGCATTAAGCAATGCCTTGCGAGCCAATACACCGTTAGGACAGACATCAACACGCGGAACATTCGCGCCAGCCAATGCAGATGCAAAAGCTGCATTGATAAGAGCATTGCTGGCTGGTGCAGGACAGCAGCAATAGGAGGCGAAACTGCCTTTCAACGGAAGTGGCTCATTCAGTATCATTAATTCTTTCGTACCCAATACTACGATACTGTCCGCAGCCGTAAACCAAAACTTTAGCGACATCGCCACCGGCCTGTCCGATTGCCTGACACGCGACGGACAGGCAGGCATGACAGCTGCCTTGAAAGCCATCACCGGATCAGCCGGTGCGCCATCCATTTCATTCACGGCTGACGCTACGACAGGTCTTTATTACGTCAGCGCCAATGGCCTTGGTTTATCCTCCAATGGCTTGAATGCATTGACATTGAATGCGGATCAGGTCGCGGCATTTTCTCAGTCGGCTTATGCCAAGACATTCGTAATTCTTGATACTGCGGACGCTACTACATCCAGCAATCTCGTATCGCTTGCTACCGCAAGCACGGGTGCCATCGCGGTAGGCTCTACGACCAATTGGGCTACGAACGGATATCTTTTAGCCAACAATGAAATCATGTCCTACACGGTGGCGAGTGCCGCGGGACTGACGATCAACGCACGTGGAATAATGGGAACAACCGGGGCAACACATGCCACCGGAGCTACTATTACCATGCTCTATGGCGGATTGAGCAAGGATAATCTGCTTGTACCATCACGAGCTACGGCGGCTCGAACACCTTCCCCGGCTGCTGGCGATATGGGCTTGAATACGGGTTCCGGCGTCATCGAATATTATAACGGCAGCGTATGGGTCAATTCAGCCGCTCCGCAACTCGTACCACAAGGATATTTGACTCCTACCAGCATTACCCCTGTTGTTACCGGCGATGTCACAAGTGCCGGGACGATCTATTACACGCCGTTCAACGGAAACCAGATCCCCATTCCGGTAGCAGGGGTGTTTTCCCTTACGACCTTCAGCGAAACGGCGATTACCCTGAGTGCAAGTCAAGCAGTCAGCAATTTATATGACGTCTATGCATTTACTAGCGGAGGCGCATTAAACTTCGGTTTAAGCGTCTCATGGGCCAATGGCGGCGGTTCTGTAACTCCTGGATCTTGTGCGCGTGGCACTACGACCGCACTGGTCAGGGCCAATGGTCTGTTCATAAACAATACGCAGCAGACATTCCTTAATGGTGCCAGCAGTTCCACGGTTGCGACCGGGAGCGGGCTGTATCTCGGCACTATTTACATCAATCCGGCAACTGCGGGAACGGTCAATCTTCATCGTACCTTCGGCCAAAATCGCCAATGGGGTATCTGGAATGCCTTCAATAAAGTACCGCTCTATCTGAAGGCTGGCGAGAGCACGGCATCATGGAATTATGCGACAGGCGGTACGTTTAGAGTATCCAATGCCACGACCGCAAACAATCTAACCGTTCTTTCAGGACTTGCGGAGGAACCTTACACCTTTTCCTTCGACCAGATGATTGCCGGTGCTGGTGGCACTAATCCGGTAGGACTTACCGGCATCGGCATCAATTCACAGGCGACTGCGACGGGCGTACAGGGCGGCGGCAATGTTCTTAACAATGCAAATATATTTGCTACTTTGTATGCCAAATACATATCGCCTCCTTTACTCGGAATAAATACAATTTATCCATTGGAGGCGGTAGTTACAGGAACGACCGTGATATTCAAGGGAACGGAAAGTTACCAGACATTATTCGCGCAGTGGCGCGGATAAAATGACTGACATTCCCGCTCTCATCAAACAGAATGAGCAGCGATGGAATGGAATGGTTATTATCCCGTCCTTGCTACCGCAAGTTGATGCCGTAGCACACAGATTGGTAACGCCGATAGCCCAAGCCCGCTATGAGGATGTCGAGAAAACAACCGGCGTCCCGGCAAATGTCATAGCCGTTATTCACGAGCGAGAATCCAGCCAGAACTGGAAATGTAGTCTGGCACAAGGCGATCCTTGGAATCAGGTTTCCACTCACGTTCCTCGAGGACGGGGACCATTCAAGTCATGGGAGGATGCGGCGGTAGATGCGTTGGAAAACTGTGCTCCCTATGCATCCAGATGGAAAGATTGGTCCCCTGGTGGAACGTTAACCCTTCTGGAAACCTATAACGGATTGGGTTATGCCAACCGTCATGCTCCTTCACCGTATATATGGGCATCCACTAATCAATATACGAAGGGAAAATATGTAGCGGACGGCGTATATGATCCAGAAGCAGTGGATCATCAGATTGGTTGTGCCGCCTTGCTTAAGCGGATGAAAGAACTGCAAGGCGTCCGTCCGGTGCCGACCCCTACACCGGTTCCTGTGCCTGTCCCATCCGTTCCATGGTGGCGAGTTATTATTGATTTCATGCTGCCGATTTTCAGAAGGAGGCAATAATGTGGGAGAAATTCAAGGGTTGGCTTGGTTCATGGCAAAAGTCCGGAACCATCATTCTCGCCAGAATCCAGGTTGCAGTCGGTGCATTGATAGCAACAGCCAGTGCAACCGATATGTCGCCTGTCATTCCTTCCAAATATCTTCCCTTTTATCTGATTGGCATGGGTGTTCTGACCGAGGTCATTCGTCACTGGAATGATCCTGCCTTGAGAGAATAGCCAATGCTATTTACAATAATAACCGCGCTTACTGGCCTTGGCGGCGTATTCAAAAGCATATCCGCTGATATTTCCAATGTTCAAATTGCTAAAGTCAATGCCCAAACCCAACAGGAAAAAGACCAGTTAAATCTTAGGGAACAGGAGCTTCACGATAAACGCGCCGTGATTGTAGCTGAGGCTGGATCTCGCATCAACGCAATCATGCGGGCATTAGCGGCTATTGGTCCCATTCTTTATCTGTTCAAAGTATTTGTATTCGACAAGGTGATCGGTTCTTTGCTTGGATATGCCTGCTTTCAGGGAAAATGCAGCATTTTCACAACAGATAAGTTGGACGATAATCTATGGGGAATCGTTTTGCTTGTGTTATCATTTTATTTTGTCGCGGATTTGAAGAATTTACTTAACCTATTTAAAAGGTGATCGCGATAGATGAAATGGATTTTACGCATAGGAGGTATAGCGGGAGCCATTACGGCCATTGGCGCTCTGTGGGCCACTATTGGCGGTCCAATGCCAGCCACAAGTGCGGATATTAAGCGACTTGATCGTTCACAAGCCGACGTTGCTACGGAAGTTTATCAGACAAAATTAAGAAGCCTATTGGCGGTGTCACCGCCCGAAGGGACTGCGGCGCATGAGGCATGGAAGGAAGAACTGTCTCATACGCGGGATCAGATCAAACGGGCGGAAGATCGCAAAATTGAATTATCAAAGTAAAATGTCATGGATCAATCTGTAGAACAATGGCACCTTAGCAAATCAGTGCCGGTCAGCATTATTGTCTTTCTGCTATTCCAGACATTAGGATTGATCGTATGGGCGGTTCGATTGGATGCTAGGGTTGAAAGATTAGAACTAAGTCAACCCTTACAAGATCAAAGATTGACGCGACTGGAAGACATTTATGCTAAAGTCGCCGTCATAGAAGCGAACCAGAAAAACGTTATCACCAGATTGGATATACAAACAAAAACGATGCAGGAAATTCTAAACCTTGTTGGAAACAGCAAGACATTTCCGAGACAATAACGACCATGACCAACCAAAGCACGGGGATTTATAATGACCACTCGCGTCTTTGCGGCCATAGCCGCTTTAGTTCTGGTTTCCGTTAGTCCTGCTCATGCAAGACATCACAGATATTCAACAGTCAGTTCACCTAGTGACCCGCGCCCTCATGCATGGTGCGGATGGTGGCTGAGACATGAATTAGGAGTTGCAGACCGTTCCTATAATCTGGCTCGCAATTGGACAAGATTTGGCAGTCGCGCTAGTTCTGCTGCCGTGGGAGTTGTGGTTGTTTGGTATCACCATGTCGGGATTATCACCGGCAGAACGCAAACCGGATGGATCATCAAATCAGGAAACGACGGCCATGCCGTCAGGGAGAGGGAAAGATCGCTTCGAGGAGTAATTGCCTATCGATGGCCAAGCCGCATGGCTCTTAACTAGATTCGATTTATCTATTATAAAGCGCGCTATACCGCCATGTGCTCATGGACATCCGCGCGCAGACGGCTTCGGTTTGTACTCCTAGCCAGTACCCCATTTATCTCCTATCAAGGAAACGCACATTGTATTTTATCTCAGCACGTGCCTCCATCGGCATGATAAAAAGACCAACCGACATCAAGAACTTGCCAATATAAAAACGAATTTTCTTCATTCTGTTTTTCGCCTATCAAGCGCAAACGGATCGGACGGCCATTCAAATCCGCATAGATGGGCGTACTCTATCGCCTCCAGCATTCTTTTATTTTCTGCTTGCAGCCGCTCGATCTCGTCTGCTGCTTCTAAACAAAGAGCATCCGGCATATCTGTATTAGATGGCATTCTCCTTGATCGCAATGCACCAATGTTCATTCGGTTTATCGCTTATCAATCGAATGGGCGGTGGGTCTCAGAACGGTTTTGCATCCCCACATTCCGCCGCTTGCCGCTTGTTACCACCATTCACTCGACCGTTCACGCTCATGGTGTCGTCCATTCGGTTTATGTGATGTTAACGCGGTTCGCTATCCCTGATCTCATCAACCACATCCTGCGGAAGTTCCCCAACAACCAAGTTCTTTCGTTCGGTGACTTCCAAAATCTTAGCCGCATCCATCAGCGGTAAATAATAATCATTCATTAGGCCGAGTTGGCCTGCCAATGTTCTCAGAACTTTGGCGTATCCCCTCGGACTTGTATCCGGATCATCTTCCAAATCAGTTGTAAGCATGGGTTCATTTATCATGCGTATCCCCTTGATGGCGCATAAACCGAATTAGATTGCATTTCGCGTTGGATACGAAATGTCGAAAGATGATGGCTTTGGTTCAAATTCCAACAGAGGATTCCCGCAATCAATACCCCCCGTATGACCAAGATTGAATCTCAACCACTCACGAACATCGTCGGAAGCCACCGTAAGCGGAATGGGGATTTCCAAAGTAACCGTTACAACATCTAGGGCATAAACTGTTGCCATGCGTATCTCCTTTACCTCTCCTATGCGCGAGAGACGCGGACTTTAATCACGCCCCATTTGAATTTGCTACCCGGCTGGTAAAACTGCCTAACCTCGGTTGCTACGCGCTTTGTCATCCACATTGAATAGATCGCGCCATTCCGAGTGAGCGCCCAAAAGTATTTCTGGTCTTTTGGAGATTTTTTCATTCGATTAACGGCCCATAAATAGAATACTAAATAATCGTTCTTCCGCCATCCACCGTCAGCACGGCACCTGTCATATAACTAGAAGCATCCGACAACAGGAATGCTATCGGTCCCTGCATTTCATCCAATCTTGCCAATCGTCCCATGGGGATCTTGGGAAATTTCTGTCCTACATCTATCCCACCAGGACAAAGACAATTACAGCGGGCCTTGCTGCCCCACAATGAGGCATAGTATCGCGTCAGTCCTATGATGCCATGCTTGACTACGGAATAGCTCAACGGTTTTACCATTCCTTCAGGATATAGAGATTGATCCGGAGCAATCAGAGACAGGTCAGAACCAATGTTGAGAACTACTCCATTATTGTTTAATAAATCTTCTGAGAATGTCTGTATTATCTTCAATGCTGATGTTAGTCCAATTTCAATATCTTCATTCCAATACCGCGCCAATGCATCTACAGGTTTTTGATTGCCTACGGCATTGTTCACAATAATATTTATAGTATCTCTGATTGTTGTCTTTCTCATAACCAGAATATCTTGGTAAGATGTAAGATCTATCCCCGTCTTTTTATCGAATGAATATACCTTTCCACCAAGTTCCTTAATCGTTTCACATATCATCGTTCCCATAAGTCCTTCGCCACCTGTTACGATGGCGGTTTTGCCCTTGAGGGAGAATTTATCAAGCACCGACATGGATAAGATCATGCAAAATGGAAACCTGACGAGTGGCATGGGCGATTGTTTTGTAATGGGTCTTAAAGAGCATTAGTCGTTTTTGCAGTCCTTCGGCAATAGGGCATTCATGGCCATATTCCTTGCCTTGCAGGTTCCACCATTTACGATAGTTGATTAATGCCGATTCCTGATAGGGAACTTTCGGCATGGCATAGAAACCATCCCCGTTCTGTTTGCAAAATTGCTCATAAAAACCAACCCAATCGTCACCTTTGTAATCATATGCTGCCGAATAGAATACATTTGTGGCATCGTAATCATGTGGCTGACATTGGACGCCTAACGCATGTTGCCACATGAGGCCGATGGTCTGTCTACGTTCTATGACATCATTGATGAATGCGAGCTTCCATAAGCCTATTTCAGCCTGCGCCTCGCACATCCGGTAGTTCAATCCGATGGTATCGAAACGCTCGTAATCCGGCCGCTGATACGTTGCTGCACTCAACGATGTTCGACCGGCTTCCGCAGTCATGTGCTTGTAACCGATACCAGCGAATTTCCTGGCTCTCATAGCCAAGGTGGCATCATTAGAAATGATCATTCCACCTTCGCTGCCGGTGGTCATGTGCTTTTTCTTCTCGAAGGAAAAGCAACCGAAATGGCCTATGGTTCCAGCGTTCTTTCCCTTGTATTTGGCAAGCAGGGATTGAGCGCAATCTTCAATAACCCATAGCGCCGCATTCTTCCTGTCTGCAAATTGCATGATAGGGTCCATATCACATGGCAAACCATGCAAATGAACGGTTATTATGGCTCTAGTCTTGGTTTCGTTATAGACGGCCTTAATGGTTTCTGCCGTTATCAATCCGGTCTTCGGATCCACATCGGCAAAGACCGGCGTAGCTCCCGCATGAATGATTGCAAAGGCGTCCATGGCTGGACATAAAGCTGGCATGATGACTTCGCCGCCCTTGACCTGACAGGCTACCAATGCGGCATGTAAGGCGGATGTTCCGGAATTAACGGCAATGGCATAAGGACTGCCGATCTTGACGGCGAATGCTTTCTCAAATTCAACTACGGGATTGCTCATTTGTATTCCATTTAAATGTGGTAAGCGCGATACACTACACGCGCAACTTCGTGCATTAGATGTCGAGTCCTAAAGTCCCAACGATCAACCTCTTTTTTTGTCATCTTCGCAAATTCTTCAATGGGAACGACCGCGATAGATTTGGGTCCCGCCTGTCGCGGGCCGTATTCTCTATAAACGCGGCGCAGAGTTCTAATTAGAATTTTGTTCATCGCCCTTACTAGTCCTTAGCCGGAAGCGGGTATTTTCTGGATCGCGGTGTTAAGGCGGGCTATGGCATCTCTTGTTGCTTTACAGGTAGACATTCCGGTAGCGACATTTATTAAATGATTTGGTTCAACACCACCGAGAACACCGGCCGCGTGTTCTATCTCATCTTTTTCTGCTAACTCTTGCGTTTCAAAAAGCTTGCCGCTGGCATCTGATTTGTAAGCGTAGGTTGCTGTTGTCATGCGTATCCCCTTTATCGGGCGTTAGCAGGAACCGGAATGTAAATAGGCCAAAACCTATTTGCTCGTTCTTCCGCCCATTTTCTTTCCGTTCCATCTGTCGTGGTTGATCGATTGACGTAGGTAGAAAATGCTGCGTTCCACGCAGATATGCGCAAGTGTTTTGGAACCCATAAATCTAGGTGTCTCATTGCCTCTGGTGAAACCTGTGCCGTTGTTCTCATTTCGGTTTATCTGTCATAAACGGCGTTCTTTCAATTGCCGCATCTTCCATTCTTCAGTTCTAAACCAATTAATCTTATGCAGATCAGGATTTCGCACGAACAATTCATCGACAGCAGAACGCGGAGCCATGAAGCCTCCGACCATTCTGGTGACTGCCAATAGCAGATGATAATCTTCAGGATAGTCCAGTGTCAGGCGTTGCGGCCAGGGATATTGTCTATTTGGCTGAAAACGACGTTCATCTTTATTTCCGATATCTAAGGAATATGATGTCCCACATATTCCATTGCCAGATTCTGAAATACGTGGAGCTAATGATTTGTAATATGGGCCGCTATAATAAATCTCATCTTCATCGAAAAACAAATCATCGCCATCCAGGGCGTGAAACTGATCTATCTTAAAATATTTCGCAGCTTGCAAAAGCCTGTTCTCTACATTGTCACGATCACCGCCGAATATATCCACCACATAATTAAGATGCTTGTTGAATTCCTCTGCTTCCCCGAATGGAACGCATAAATGCGGTTTGAAGCCGAAATGCTGACAGCGCAGCACCATATGCTCGATGACCGTCCTGCCTCCGAAGTCTAGGAAATGCTTGCGCGGTAACCGCGTTGAAGTAGCCCTGGCGAGAATGAAAACAGGGATCATCGCTTCACTGCCTTGGCCATGCAATAGCCAAGCCTTCCTGCCTTGCCTTCATTACGTTGTATCTTAATGTTCTCTACGGAAAAACCGGCATAGGTAAGCATTTGCTCGAAATCAGTCAGGGAATATTCCCATAAATGCTGTTTAGTGACAGGCGAAGGTCCGGACGTTTCACAGTATGGAGTAGATATAATAAGAGTTCCGCTAATCCTTAGCGAATTCCAGAAATTTCGTATTAGTCTTTCTCCCATAGGTTTATCAAAGTGTTCAACAGTTTCAATGCTAACTATTGCATCATAATGACCCGGCAATGATGCCTGTAAAATATTTCTGTATTCAAAAAAGCATTCTTTATTATGATGTTTGCGAGCTTCAATAATAGCTTCATCGCAATTATCAAATCCAAATACTGAATGATAAGTGGCGAGAATATGAGAACCATATCCTGTTCCACATGCCGCATCGGCAATGACCATGTGTTTAGTTCCAAGCATTTCACGTGCATCGACATAACGCATGATGTGCCTGACATGGGCTTGCGAGATATATTCGGCTCCGGTTGCGGTTTCCATATCAGGATTCCCAATATCTCAGTTTCTTCGCAACTGTTTTTTCGGCATCTAGAATACGTTTAACACCGTCTCCCATGATTGATGGGATTTTCCTGATCTGATCCACAAGAGTTTTGAAGCCATGCGGTTCCAAGCTGGCGGCTTGGTCGCTGCCATACATGGCGCGATCCAATGTTATATGACGCTCGATGGCTACCGCTCCCAAGGCAACAGCAATCACCGAAGGGCTGACGCTTGCCTCATGTCCTGAATAGCCGACCGGCAGATCATATTGCTTCATCAACTCGGGTATCATCTTTAGATTAAGATCGTGCTCCGCTGCCGGATATGTACCGACACAATGCATCAGTATTATCTTGTCCCAATTGCCGTTCTTCCTGAATACGCCAACGATACGATCAATATCCTCATATAAACACATCGCGGTGGAAATGAATGTCTGTTTGTTTTCCTTGGCTACCGCCCACATGAATTCAATATTAGTAGCCATGGCAGAGGCAACTTTATTGTAAGGGCAGTCGTATTTCTTGAGGAATTCCAAGCTTGGAACGTCCCAGGCCGAGGCGAACCAGGGCATATTGATTTCCCGACAGTGCTTGTCGATTGCATCGTAATCGGCACGGCTCAATTCAAGGCCGCGTTTTTGCTCGCCTAATGTCTTTCCCCAAGGACTATTACGCGGGTCGTCAAGATGACCGGCATAGACTATATCCACCGTTCGTTTCTGGAACTTGACGCAATCCGCGCCAGCCCATTTGGAAGCATCGATCAAGTCTTTAGCTGACTGCAATGAGCCATTATGATTGATACCGATTTCAGCAATGATAAAAGTCATTCCCTGTCCCCATTAACAATCATTTCCAGAGCCATCCCACATAATCCGGCTATTCCAAATAGGATAACCAAATATATAATTTCATTGTCAGGCATCATATTTTGTATCCTAACGCCGCTAGAAAAATCAGAACCACCACAGCAGCCGTCAGCCATCTAAAACCAGGACTAACTACACAAAGGTAGCAGATGCCGATGAATACTATGGCGGTTCCGAGTTGCATGACATCACCTCAAAATGGGATATCGTCATTCATTTCCGCAGAACTTTTGCGCGGCTTTACAGGTGCAGTAACTTGTTCTTGTCGCGGCTGGTCTTTTGGCTGCGGTCCCCTTACTCGCAACGCGGGAATAGTGCGGCCTTGAAAATCGACCATTGCTTCAAACAATATCACTTCCTTGCCAATCCAATTGTCTGTTTCCGGTCCATATAAGACCGCAATATTATTGGCATTGGTTTTATTCAGAATCATGCCTTTGTCCTTACCGGCGAAGTAGCAAATCATTTTGTTTTCGCCATTGCCGATTTCTTCCATCGATATTGAGTCAATGACTACGGCAACCGAGCGGCCTTTCAGATCGGAGGCTTTGAGATATTTGGAAGGGAATACATCGTCGATGTTCATATTGGCTTCCTTTTGTCCTGTGCGATTTCACGTTTCAGCAGCTTGACCAGAAGATAACTCATTTCCTTGAACAGATGATTGCGCTTTCGATGTTGTTTCTTGGCCTTGTCGTATTCTTTTATGCGGGCATCTAGGCGCTGCTTCAGCGTTTGGTATGCCATTGTGGGGGTCCTTGTTCGTTGCTCCATTGCCAGTCTGTATCACGCTGGTTTACCACATTGAGGATGTCGAGATAGTTAAGCAGTTCCGGATCGGTCTTTTCCAGTTGCTCGCGGGATTGCTTGCTGATATAGATTTGTATGTCGGACATTTTAGGCGGCGTCCTCTTTGAGATTATCCAAAACCTTATTTGCTGCGACAATGAAACTGCGAATTGTTTTTGCAATTTCTTTTCGCTGTTTTGGACTATCCCAATAACGGTTTTCATCATGGTCGCGGGCTTCGACTCCTAAAAGGGCGCAAGCCTGACTAAGCCAACTGTGCAGGATCTTTTCGCTCGGTGTCATGTCATTACCTTTTTGCTTGCTTTCCTTATTAACTTGTGGTTTATAAGCCTATAGTTCAAATGTCAAGCGGATTTTAGATGTCCACAGAAAAAAAAATATCTATTGGATTGCGACGAGCTATCAAGGCCGTCGGCAACAAACACAGGTTGGCTTTGGGATTAGGAATTACTGCCCAAGCCATCCAGAAATGGGACAGCATTCCTTATGACCGGGCAGCGCAAATATCCAAGCTGACCGGCATAGCCATAGAGAAACTCATTCCGGAGCTATTCGATGATAAGTGAAGAAGATGTGGAAAAGGCCCTGGATTGGCTACGCGACAACGCCAAGGAAATCGGCGCGGCCAAGGAAGATGCCGTCAGGACCGAAAAGATGCTTTCCCATCACAAAGCCTTGGCCATGAAAATGAGCTGCGAAACGAGTGTGGGCGCTCAGGAACGGGAAGCTCTCTCATCAGAGGAATATGTTCTTGCAATTGACCGGATGGCCAAGGCGGCGGGATACTATGAAGAATTGCGCGCCATGCGCGAGGCTGCCGCCATGAAGATCGAGGCTTGGCGGACAAGTTCCTCTAATTTCCGCGCAATGAAGCTTTAGCTATATGGCTATCAAGACAATATTTGGTGAATGTGATTGTTGCGGAAAAATCCGCAAGCTTTCACTTGTCTATTATCAAGGAATAGAAACCTATTTATGTCAAAATTGTTATGGAAAGCCACCAGACAAGTTTCATAAGAAAAAAATAGTTTCATTTTCTGTGCTTGAAATTGGTGACGATTAATGCGCCGCGAGTTCCCAGCCAAGGTTAAAATGGCCGCCTTTGACCGTGCGGGCGGTTCCTGTGAGTTTTGCTCGGCTCGGCTATATCCAGGCAAGTTTCGGTACAATCATCGCATCCCTGACGCTCTGGGAGGAGAGCCAAGCCTAGAGAACTGCGAGGTTCTCTGCATCAATTGCGACAGCGAAAGAACCTACCAGACCGACATTCCCCGGATCGCCAAATCAAAGCGGGTCCGGAGGGTCCATGCGGGCATCAAGAAACCGCGCAAGATAACAAGGTGGAGGAAGTTCAATGGTGAACCTGTAACAGCAACACGCAACAGATGAGGGCAATATGTCTTTCGAGGGTAGTTTAATAACAAGTTATAACGAGGTACACGAAAGATTAAAATACGGGGTAATACCAAAGACAACTGAAAAGGATAACATTAAATACATAGAAAAGCTAGAATTAAGAATTTCAAACCTCGAAATACAACTTAGAGCCTTTTTACACCAAGAAGCCGCCAAGAAAGTCGCTCCTACCGGCATCCTTCACGAAATCATCCATCTATTAGTAGAAAACGAGGAGGTGTCGAAACTAGATGTTGTGTCCGGAAGACGCACCAGACAGATTTCATATGCCCGTCAATTGGGCATGTATTTAGCCAGAGTTTACACAGCAAAGAGTTATCCACAGATCGGTAATGCCTTCGGCAGCAAGGATCATACGACCGTCATGTATGCCTATGAAAAGGTTAAGAAAATGGTTGCGGCCGATCCTGAATTAAAGAAACGATGCGAATGGTATGGTCGCAAGATTAAAGATATTGCTGCGTCCATCTCTGGGGATTCTGGGGAAACATCGTAATTGGGTTGATATTCCCATATCTTGATTTTCTAAAAGGACAAATCAATGGATTGTATATTCAACAAAGGTAGAAATACCGGCAGGTATGCAACTATAGGAGGCAAAAAGGCACATCGCCTCGTCTGGCAATGGCATTATGGCTCAATCCCAAAGGGGATGTGCGTTTTACACAAATGCGACAACCCATCTTGCTTGAATATCCATCATTTATGGCTCGGTACTCAGCTGGAAAATATTCAGGACATGGATCGAAAAGGCCGCCGCCATTTGAAGTGGAAAGTGTTAAGAACCACGCGAAAGTTTTCCAAAACCACAAGCGGTAGGGGTAAACAAGACGGTGGCCATACAAGTGGCCCTTGACACGACCTGTTGGCACAATCTCTGCTACGCGCGCGGCTCCTGCGAAAAGCGGAAACCGAGAAAATGTAAGGGACGCGACGGAGCAAAGCAGCAAGCGAGCGAAGCGGAGGTCAACAGCGTAGCAAGCGAGCGCGCAAGCAAAGAGAATTCTTTGGTGAGAACTATGTCTTGATCGAAAGTCAAATGCGGCAGGAAGGCAAACTGTGAAGGAAGATATTGCAGAAGGTATTACGCTTTATTTGGGCGATTGCCGCGAGATATTGCCTACGTTAGATAATATTGACGCTGTTGTAACAGATCCGCCTTATGGCGTTGGCATTGAATATGGATTAATTGAAGATACAGAGGATTTTGTCATTTCAACGGTTATTCCTGTTATTGAAACATGCCGTTTGCTTGCTAAACGAGTAATTTTAACATCTGGAATTAAACATCTTTTCCATTATCCCAAACCTACACATATCGGGTCGATTTATTATCCTTGTGGCAGTGGCCTAAATAGTTGGGGTTTTACGTGTTGGCAGCCTATTCTTTATTACGGTAAAGATCCGTATGGTGGTTCTGGGTCAAAACCGGACAGTTTTAGCGCAACTGATGGTGCTGAAAAAATAGATCATCCTTGTCCAAAACCTATCGGACAAATGAGGAAAATATTAGCTAGATCAACATTATTAGGAGAATTGATTTGTGATCCTTTTATGGGTTCAGGTACAACTGGTGTTGCCGCTATTGAATTAGGTCGTAAATTTGTAGGTATTGAAATAGAACAGAAATATTTCGATATTTCATGTAAGAGAATATCTCAGGCTACCAAACAAGATGATTTCTTCATTCAAAAGCCAAAACTGCGCCAACTGGAATTAATAAATAATTAGGATTTAAATGCTCTAATATTTAAAACCAACGGAGGGCAGGCCCATGCCGACGCTCGCAACCATAGTGGAAGTGTTTTCGATAGTTCTCGGGGGCCTGATCGCAAGCTGTATGGCAGTGGCTATCATTCTAGTATGTCTATTCATGGGATTACACCTATGAGTGGAAAAGCTCCAGGAGCCAAGGGGAAGCGTTTTGAAAGGTCCATAGTCACTTTGCTACGTCAGCATGGTTTGGACGCACGCAGGGTGCCTCTCTCTGGCGCGGCTAGGGGTTTCAAGGGTGATGTTCACATAAAACGGTTAGAACGAACGTTCATATTGGAAGCCAAATCCAGGGCTAGACTAGGTTTCATCTATGAATCACTAGGGGAAAACGATTTTCTAGCGATAAAACAGGACAGGTCGGATCCATTGGTCGTCCTGCGGCTCGAGCAGTTGGTCGAATTCCTCAAATGAGTTTCAAGTTTCTGGAAATCGACATAGCGGAAGCCAAGCCTTTAATAGACCGCTGGCATTACGCGCCAGGACCATCATCGGCGGATTATTGTTTCGGAGCAGTACTGGAAAAGGATTTAATAGCGGTATGTGTATTTAATAAATTAATTAATCCCCAGCATTTCGATATTCTAGAATTCATAGCTCATGGCAAAAAGCCTGGAATAAATATGCAAATGAGCCAGTTAATCAAATATTGCTGTAAGCAATTAAAATACAGGAATAAACACCTATTGGTGACATTCTGCGAAGCCGAGCGGGGCAATGGAGCGGTATTCAGGGGATCTACTTGGAATTACGACGGTAGGAGGGCCTGGACCAAATCTGAATACCGGCTGGAAGGGGAAATGCTACCGGAGGGCCGCTATCATGTTTACTGGAAGGCACTGACCGATTTTGGGGAAATCTATGCTAAAAACGTAGGATTAAGATCCTTGCCGTATCTCAAAAATCATCCTTTTTACAGGATTTCAAGGGCTTAGCTTGTAACAATTCGTGACTTTACATTTAAACCTGAGGTTTATATGGTTATCTCACATTCGATTGATCCCCAATAAACCGAATGGAGAATGAAATGTCATACGCATACGGCGGAAAATACAAAAAACGAAAACAAGGACGGAAGCCGAAATGGTGGACACAAAAGAATCCGTCTAAGGAGCAACAGAGGGCAGACGCGAGGGCTGAATACGTTAGGAGGGTTGTGCTCGGGATTGAAAAATATGATCCCGTAAAGGCCGCAGAACTCGGATTGTCTTAGCCGTATATCACAATCCTCCCTGAGATTCTGGGCGAGGAAATAAAGTTATGCCGTCACATTCAACTAAGTACCAACGTCTTCCTCTTTTCGATAAGTGTGGCGCTATTGGCTTTGAGCAAACATGCCAGCCCGGACGATATGCAAAACCTTTTGTTCTGTGTGCTTCCGCTATTAGCGTAACTCCAATTTCAATGCGCTGCCGACGATTGATGAATAGCGGGCCTATAGAACCGTCACGCCTCACGCGAAATAGCTTATAGCCAATCATCGAAAGTTGAATACCCCATTGATCCCTAATAAACCGAACATAGGAGAGTAAGATGCACAAAGCCCTTAAATTCGCAATAGAGACCGCCTTGGACAATGGCTATCAATGCGATGGAATACGCTACCGAGACGCCAGCTTTGCCGAGCAATTCCCCTGCTATCTAATCGCTCCCGGCTTGGTTGTTTATGAGGATGAGCCGGATTGCGTCGTATCTGTTGGCGCAGATGAAAATCGGTTTATCGCCTCCTAATTCGATTAACACCCTATAAAGGTGCCAGATGACAGTCGAGGAAGCCATGCAAGCCGTTGCCGTCAATCTCGATAACTATGTCGAAGTCGGGAATGCCATAAAACAGGCTTCCGCACAGAATGGTGTATTCTGCGAATTTGGCGTCCAGTATGGCCGCTATACACGGGAATTCGCCAAGCTGATCGCTCCCAAAACCTATTACGGCTTCGACAGTTTCAAGGGATTACCCGAAGAATGGCGCACCGCCGCAGGTCATGTCAGGGTGCCTAAAGGTGGTCTAGCCTGCGATCCACCGACTGATTTGCCTGATAACGTGCAACTCATCATCGGCTATTTCCAAGAGACTTTAATCCCATTCATTCAAGCCTATGGTCCCTTGGCATTTGCTCATTTCGATGCGGACCTGTATTCTTCCACCAAGTTCTGTTTGATGGCCTTGGTCGGAAACTATTGCAATCCGGCCTATTTGGTATTTGACGAAATAACGCGCGACGATTGGTGCAAGGAACACGAAGGAAAGGCATTCCAGGAATTCGTTGATGAAACCGGGTGCCAGTGGTCAGTAATCGGTCGTCATAAAAGAGATGGAGCGATATTCAGAATATCAGGTGTCTAAATGAAATTCAGATATAAGGTTTATGATTTCCTGAAATGGGAAGTTAAGGAATACGAACGAGAAATCGACTTTGATGAAGCGATAAAAAACAACGCTTTAATTCAGCTTTGGATCAAACAAGACGAGGAAAAGAAGGCAAAACAAGGTAGACAGGCTTCCAAATGACCATTTGGGATATAACCATAGTTCTGCTAACATTGGCTATAATCTATAAGGCAAGTAGCTTCTTTTTCTTCGGAAAATACTGATTCAATGAAAAATAGACGATGGAAAAAAGATTCAAAACGCAGATGGATAGCGAGATTTAAATTGGGAAGATCTATCCCTTGGAGTATTGTTGTGGAATATGGATTCGATAAAATATGGAATAACTATAAGTTTATGGCACATATGGACGCGATTAAAATAGAAAATTCCGGAAAATACTGATGGACGACAACCGCTACATTCAATCAGCACAGTCACTCATCCAGCGACTAAACGCGCCTCCACAAGCCCATTCGGTATACGTCCAGACCTCAGTCAACGACCAAGGCGAATTCGTCAGAAAACTCTGTGTATCAATCCATCCAAACTTCAAAAAACAGGTTATAATTCCACAAACCCATGAAGGATTTGCAGTCGAGCAAGTCCCATGGCCACAGAGTATGGTTTAATGCCTCCAAGAATTAACAAAATCAGGCATGACGAAAATACACGAGCCAAGATTAAGGTGGGTAATATCATTACCTATCTTCAGTCGCATATTAAGGGTAAAAAAGAACTTTCAGCCACTCAATTGAAGGCTTGTGAAATTCTGTTGCGGAAAGCCTTACCGGATCTGACCTCAGTGGAGGTTTCTGGTGAAATATCAACAACTAAGGTAATTCGCGCTCCATCTATTGAATCAGACACAGATACATGGGCAAATCAGCACGTTCCCGAAGAACATAGGACGGAACACTAATGGCGAAGAAACAACGCGGCGCAGGCAAGATCAGAACAGTCCTACACGAATTCAAGGGCGGCCAGCTTCACAGCGGCAGTCCGCATGGCCCGGTAGTCCATAGCCGTCAACAGGCAATAGCCATTGCCATGTCGGAAGCAAGACGGGCTAGAACATCGGGATTATATACTTGACAAACCCCGAATCGGAGGTATGATTCTGGAAAGTCCGACGAAATATGGATTTTCCTATGTCGATGTTGAGCAAGAAGTACTTCCAGAACGAAAAGGCTGCCTTTCAGCACTTAGAGGGCATTCTTTGGGCCGATGGCGTGGTTTGCCCGCACTGTGGTTCGATAGGCGCGGCTGGCAAGCTTGAGGGCGTGAAGGACAAGAAGGGCCGCATCCGCCCCGGCCTATGGAAGTGTTACGCCAAGGAATGCCGGAAGCAGTTTACGGCGCGAGTGGGTACGGTTTTCGAGTCTGCACACATCCCGCTGCACAAGATGTTGCAAGCCGTTTATCTAATGACTGCTAGCAAGAAGGGCATTAGCGCCCATCAGATGCATCGGACGCTAGAGATCACTTACAAGAGTGCCTGGTTTCTTTGCCATCGCATCCGTGAGGCTATGAGGACCGGCAAACTGGCTCCTATGGGCGGCCCGACCTCGATTGTCGAAGTCGATGAAACCATTATTGGCAAAACCGCGTTGGCTCCTAAGGGACGCGCTAAACGTCATAGTTGGGGCCGCAATATCGTGCTTACGCTTGTCGAGCGTGGTGGTTCCGCACGTTCGTTCAAGGTGGATACTACCGGCCAAGATTTAATTTGGCCGATCATTGCCAAGAACATTCACCGCGAAAGCGATCTGATGACTGATGAGGCTTCTTGGTACAAAGCCATCGGTCGGCAGTTTGCAACCCATAATGCGGTCACACATTCGAAGAAAGAATACGTTCGAGACGAATACATCCATTCCAACACTGTCGAGAACTATTATTCGATTTTCAAGCGTGGAATGAAGGGTGTGTACCAGCATTGTAAGGAAAAACACCTGCAGCGCTATCTTGCCGAGTTTGATTTTCGATACAGCAATCGCATCGCGCTTGGTATCAACGATACCGCTCGCGCAAACATCGCGATGCAAGGTATCGTTGGCAAACGTCTTACGTATCAAACATCTCATTCGGCGCGTGCCCGGTAAAAAGGATTCAAAATCAAGGCGTTAGTAACCGCTTGAGATTCCAAGATGATTCGGCTATATTTCGTTTGCCCACGGTGCGAAACGTTGGGTCTTTACCCGACAGCGGATTGTAAAATCCTAGCGCCGTGGGCCGCGTTTCGGAAAATGGTCTGGGGTATTCGATGACATTAGGCAAAAACTCTCAAATCCAAAAATTCCGCGATAAGGCTCGCGAACTAGGAGCCGACGAGCGCGAGGACAAATTTGATGCTGCGCTCCGTAAGGTTGCTGCCATCAAGCCAGATGATCCGAAGGCGCCGGATGAGTTGGCGAAGTTGATCGGGCAAAAAGACCCAAATGCTGCTTTTGGTAAAGCCAAGAGCGGCAGCAAGTGAGTAGCTCAGTGCGTTGCTGCGCGTTGCGCATCAACGCATAGATATCATCTACAACCAGGAGATGCCCATGCGCTGGATACGGCTGCGCCTTATCCATTTGCTTGTCGGCTCTATGCCGATAGCAATGAATATTACGGTGCGACTTACAGATTAGACCCGGCTAGGCTTTCTGGCCCTCTTGAAGCCAAGCCTCGGCCTTGCTCCACGTATGGAATTGCCCACAGTGCGGGCACGGGCCGACAGTATTGTCGCTCAAGACCGAGCTATGAACTACATTTATAAAGCAATCCAAATTAAGAATGGATTACGAGCACGGTACAACCGATGCCTGCTGCAAGCTATGCCGACACTACAGCTATCATGCTTGTGCCAGAGTAACCGGCGTTATAAACCCTGATATGCATTGCATGGCATACAGTGATAAAAAAGCATCAACGAAATCAATATGAAGTCATATGGGGTCCTCAGGCTGGTCCTCAGACGGCATTACTAGCCTGTCCAATCTTCGAGGTATTCTTTGGCGGTGCTCGAGGTGGCGGCAAAACTGACGGAATGCTCGGTGAGTGGGTAAGCCATCAGGATCCATACGGCGAACATGCCATCGGCCTTATGGTGCGCCGCAGCAGGACGGAACTAATCGAGACAATAGAGCGATCCAAGCAAATCTACACACCATTGGGAGCCAAGTTCCATGAGCAGGACAAGTTCTGGCGTTTTCCTAATGGCAGTCGATTGCGGTTTGCTTTTCTGGAGCGGGATTCAGATGCGGAAAATTACCAAGGGCATTCTTATACGCGCCTCTATGTCGAGGAAATTGGCAACTTTCCATCCCCAACCCCAATCTTCCGGCTCATGGCAACGCTACGAAGCGCTCATGGCGTCCCGGTCGGATTTAGAGCTACCGGCAATCCTGGCGGTCCTGGCCATCAGTGGGTTCGTGCTCGTTATATTGACCCTGCTCCTCAAGGTTGGAAACGGATAAAAACCGATTACAAAAATCCATTTTCCGGTGAAATTCTGACGCACGAACGCGTTTTTATCCCATCAAAGTTGCAGGACAATCGATTTTTAGGTAAAGAATACGTTGCGAACCTCCAAATGGTCGGAAATTCGCAACTTGTTCGCGCATGGCTTGAAGGCGATTGGTCAGTCATAGAGGGAGCGTTTTTCCCTGAATTCTCGGAAGCCCGCCATGTTATCGCGCCTTTTGAAATTCCTGCATCTTGGCTCAGGTTCCGATCGGCTGACTGGGGAAGCGCAAAGCCTTTCAGTGTCGGATGGTGGGCCGTCGTCGGAGATAATTTTTATCTACCGGAACGGCGGCAGATACCGCGTGGCGCGATTATCCGATATCGAGAATGGTATGGCTCAACAGGACAGCCCGATGTGGGTCTAAAACTCACGGCAGAACAGGTGGCTGAGGGAATTGTTGCACGTGAAACAAAAGAGCCGAAGGACATCGAAGGAAAAACGCCCATTTCCTACGGCGTCCTCGACCCTGCGGCCTTTGCACAGGACGGTGGCCCGAGCATTGCTGAACGTATGGCTCGACCCCCCTGGCGAGTATTTTTTCGGCGGGCCGACAATGCCCGCGTATCCCGTCGTGGCGCCATGGGTGGATGGGACCAGCTCAGATCGAGGCTCATCGGGGAAGAAGACCGGCCAATGATTTATTTCTTTAATACCTGCCGGGATACCATAAGAACGCTTCCCGCATTGCAGCATGATCCTGCTAGACCTGAAGATGTGGATACGGAATCAGAAGACCACGCAGCGGATTGCGTAAGATATGCTTGTATGTCAAGGCCTTACGTCAAGGATCTGAGATTGAAGAAGCCAATCCCGCTCATTGGGGTAGGACCGCACAATCAGGTGACATTGCAGGATTTATGGGACGCGCAGCCGCGCAAGGGGGCGGAAAGAATTTAGGAACGAAAATTATGATTACAAAAACTGATCTGCCACCGTTGCCTTGGAGCTATTCGACAAACGCACCAATAGGCACTCATGACGGAAAAGGTTTTGTATATTTACTTGATGCTAACGGTCGAAAGATTGGAACGGTTTGGGGCAGGCCGCAAGAAAAGTTAGCTATCGCTGAATTGATTTGTGATGTGTCCGAAGAAGCATCACGCTGGAAATAGGAAAGGGATATTCATGGAATTGGCATTGATAGCTTTCATCGTCGGTCTGTTGGTCGGCGTAGCCTGTGGCTGGCTAGCTCGAGGTCATGTTCATGAAGCTGCAAGTGCGGCTTCGAGGGCCGTCACGATCCCAGCTGCTGACATAGCCAAGCTCAACAGCGCGGTTTCAGGCTTGGGAGATACGGTGAAGGCGGCGACGGATAATCTGGCCGCCAAAGTGGAAGCCAAGGGCTAATGACCAAAAAGAGCCTGGAATTAACGGCTCACTGGAAAACCCAGATCGAACAATGCGAGAAGGAATATCAGCGTTATTACGAGCGCTGCAAGAAGATATCCGCTCGCTATCGGGACGAACGCAAGACCATAGACGACGAGCGTAAGAATTTAAACCTATTCTGGTCGAACGTCCAAACCTTGCGACCTGCCATTTATTCAAAAACGCCTGTCCCGATTTGCGAGCGGCGGTTTCTTGATAAGGATACGACCGGACGGATTGCCTCGACTATCCTAGAGCGGGCCTTGCGCTATGAAGTCGCCATGTCTGGCTATCACCAAGCCATGGCCAGATCGGTAAACGATTATCTCATAGTTGGACGCGGCCAGGTCTGGGTCAGATATAATCCTGAATTCGGTGACGCTATTTCCCCATTATCCACAGCAAACGATGAAATGAGGGTAGCGGGATCAGAGGAGGCATTAGAAAGCGACCGGGAAGAACGCGAGGACAAGCTAGAACGCGAGGTGTTACGCGATAGCTTGGATGTCTCATACGTCCATTGGCAGGACTACTATCAATTCCCGGCAAAGGTCAGGACAGAAGAAGAAATCCAGGGCAAGGGCAGACGGCTCTATATGAGCCGCGAGGACCTGATAGAGCGGTTCGGAAAGAAAGTGGGCAAGAAAGTCCCATTGGATTATGTTCCTACGAGTACACCGGATGAAGGATCAAAATCCCTGGTATCCGGCACCGATGGGATGCAGGCCACCGTTTATGAAATCTGGTGGAAGCCGACCAAGCGGGTGTATTTCATAGCCAAACAATACGAGGATTTGCTGGAGGAGGTTGACGACCCGCTCAATCTTGAAGGCTTCTTTCCATGTCCGGCTTGCTTACAGGCAACCACTACTAACGATACGATGATCCCGGTGCCTGATTACGTCGAAAGTCAGGACCAATATGCCCAGATAGATAACCTCTCCAAGCGCATCGATATCCTGACCAGCGCCCTCAAGGTTGTTGGCGTCTATGACGCCTCGGCGCAGGGAATCAAGCGGATATTCGAGGAAGGCAAGGAACCGGATTTAATTCCTGTCGATAGCTGGGCGATGTTCGCGGAAAAGGGCGGGTTGAAGGGCGCTCTTGATTTCGTGCCGCTCAAGGAAATAGCCGACACGCTACAGGCCATTATCGAAGTGCGAGCCAAGATCATCGAGGACTTGGATCGTGTTAACGGCATCTGGGACATCATGCGCGGGACGTCGGATGCCAGGGAAACATTAGGTGGCCAGCGTTTAAAACAGAACAACGGCACCGGACGGCTTCAGCAGCGGCAGGACGATGTAGCGGTATTCTGCAGGAATATCATCGAAATCATGGGTGAGATTATCTCGGAGCACTTCAATCCGAAGACGCTCATTCAGGTTTCCGGTGCCTTATTCGATGAAGGCTTCGATCCTCCTGACACATTGCCCCAACAGCAGCAGCAACAACAAATCAGCGATGTCGGGCCTGATGTTCTAAGCAAGCTGATCGAGGCCATTCACGCTCCCAAGCGGGTAGTACGCGATCCGTTGACGCAACGTATCGTAGGGGTCGAGACGGTTAGATGACGCTAGCTGTTAAACACAAGTTTACTTCGACTATTCCGGACGGTCCGGATGCTGGATTGGTCAAGCCGTCTAATTGGAACGATACCCATGCCATAACGGGCACTGCGAATGTTCTGATTGGAACGGACAACAGCGGCAACGGGACTGAAATAGCCGCAGGCACGAATATAACGATCACGGGAAATACAATTTCGGCAGCGGGCGGCGTCGGCATAGTTAATACCTATGCAATAGGCGCTTATGCCATGGGAGGTTATGACAACAATACAACGGCATCGCCCCTAGTAAGTGGTGGAACAACAACTGCATTTCTCCCGGCCCATGTGGATGATATAGCGACTGGCGTCTGGAATCTCAGTTCGATTGTCGCTACCGGAACCTGGAGAAATATGGGGCCGACTTTGACAAATGGATATTGGGAAGCAAGTCCTAATATCGGGTTATTCTTGAGGATTTCATAATGCCAAAAAATGCTTATGACATAGGAATAGTTTGCATGGGGGCCGGGGATCGAGGACCCATTAAAACCAACGATACCACGAGCACGTTCCGCCCGGCTTATTTGATCGATGCCAGTGCTCCGACATGGGGATTTTTCACACAGGGAGTTCCCGGTCTTTGGAAAAACATAGGGCCTGATTTACCGGGCGGTTATTGGGATGACCAACAATCCATAGGGTTGTTTCTAAGGATATCCTGATGCAGTCAGTCTTTGGAACATTCCAGGCTAATGCATTCCAGTTCAGGAGTAATCTGTATCTTCCGCAGACTTACGATGCGTTCCAAGTCGATGTTACCAGTCCAATCGATATCGCAATTCCGCGCAAGAAAAAGAGGCGGGAGCCGGAACGGAATTTCGAGGACGAAAGCCGTAAAAAGCAGAAACTAAGGAAGGATCTTGAATACGCGGTGTATGGGCCGCCTCCAGAATTACCTGAAGTTATTGCGCATCCGGCCAGCAAGATTGAATTACCTAAACCCAAGCCAGATTACACCGACTTGGTGAAGGCCATCATGTCTCATAAGGTAGACGACGAGGAAGAAGCGATACAGCTTCTGTTGGGTGCCTTTTAATGCCTTTGCCCGTACCAGGAATGCCTCCGCAGGGCGGTTTACAGCCAACGTCAACTCCATTCAATCAAGGAGTAGGAGGACAGCAAAGCCATCCGCCACCGCCCAGTGTTTTACAACCACCGGAACCGGCAGATCAGAAAATGCAGCGCAAAATGGCGCTGATTGCCGATGCTATTGCATTGCTAAGACAGGATAAATTGCGTGGTTTCCGGATCGATATCGAGACTGATTCGACCATCCAAGGTGATGCACAGCAGGAAAAAGAGCAAAGAATACAATTCGTTGAAGGTGTTACGAAATTCATTGAGATATCGGCGCAGACTGTTGCGATGGCACCGGAATTCGCGCCCTTGGCAGCTAAAATGCTACAGTTTGCTGTGCGTGGTTTCAGGGTTGGCCGCGATCTTGAATCCGCTATTGAGGATTTCTGCGAAAAGGCGGAAATGGATGCCAAAGCCGCAGCCGCTAATCCACAGCAAAAACAAGATCCAGAGGCGATTAAAGCACAAGCAGTGATGATCAAGGCCCAAGGGGAAATCAATTCCCAACAGATTGAAGCTGCGTCAGAGGCCCAGAACAAGCAGATGGAAGCGCAAATCAAGCAAATGGATGTCGCCATGAAGCGCATGGAAATCCAGATTGCTGAAATGCGGGCAGAAGCCGAAATGGCCAAGGTGCATGGCCAAATGATCGCAACCGGCCAGGAACATGCCTTAGAGGCGCAATCTCAAATGCGTGAGCATGTCATGGAAGGCCACAAGCATAACCGAGAACTGGAATTGCTCGAAGCGCAGCACGCTAGTAAAATGAAACAAGCCAAGGAGCCGCAACATGGCGGGTAATGTTCAACTTTTTACCCCGAAGCCTACCGGGACCGTCAATGTGGTGGCATCGGCAACTTCAACAGCAGTAGCGTTGTCAACAGGTGCCGGAATGGCGGTCAGCATCAAGAATGCTTCTGCGACTGCCAATGTCTGGATAGCGTTCGGAACGGCGGCGGTAACAACGACAGCAGATAATGGGATGATCGTAGGACCAGGCGAACGGCTTGGTATTACGCGAAATCCAGACACGCAGACTTATGTCGCGGTAGTCGCATCTACTACGGCGCAAGTCTATTTCACATTGGGGGATGGCGTATGATTAAGTTTATCATTGCCATGTTGGCCATGGCACAATGGCTTCCGGATCAAAAGAATGCTTCGGCTGGTAGTCTGCCGACACCTCCGCCAGTTGGCGGTAATTCAACATTTTTCTGGCTAGGATTCTAACATGGCAAAAGTAACGGAAGTTGGTATTACCGCTGGCGTAGGCACTACCGGAACCGGAACAGCAGCGACACTCGACGGAATATATAATCGCGATGCCGGTCCTGTCGTTATTGCAACGGCTGCAGCGGTAACCGCAACATCGTTATTTATTCCTGTTGCTATGGCAGTAACAGGGACAACGTTAACTACGGCCTTTTGGGATAAAGGATCTGGTACGGGAGGCAGTGCTACTCAGCGTGTAATTATTGATACATCGCAAGTCGGATTAACGGCATCAGCAAATGGAGCAACTACAAGTCGAGTTACGAATACCACAGCAGGAGGTTTTACAAATATCAAAGCAAGTGCAGCAGGTAATATTTATAGGATAGATATTTTTAATACGTCTGCTACTGGAGCGTTTTTCAAACTATATAATAACGTAGGTGTACCAACAACGGCAAGCACTCCTATTTGGACAATCCCAATTCCAGCCAATGTCGGTTATTCAAAAACATTTCCTTATGGATTATCATTTTCATCTGGAATTGCATATTCAATAACAGGATTGATTGCAGATAACGATGCTACAACTGTAACGGCGGGTGTAGTTGTCGGATCGATAGATTGGATATGATTGGTGCCAATAAGGTATTTTTCTGACATGAGTGGCTGGTCGTCCACGACAGGGTGGAATAACGAGGGGTGGGGGATGGCGTCCGTGGCCTATATTGGTCCCGGTGACATTGCGGCGAGTGCTACCGCGTGGTGGGGATTACGCGCCTATAGCGCAGCGAAAGCCGGAACGAATTGCTGCGATATAATACGGGCGTCCGATAGCACGACAAACACGTTTACAACGCTAGCAAGCGGATTACTTGATACTGCAAGCATAGCTACGTTTTTGAACGCAACGACCGGAAAAATAAGCAAGCTATACGATCAGACTGGTGGTGGCCATGATATGGTGCAGACGACCGACGCCAATCGTCCAGCATACATAGCAAGCGGTATTGGATCAAATTCGATTGCGAGATTCAGTGGTAATCAGCTATTGCAGGTAACGCTTGCTGGAAATCCAGCCAATCCGAGTACGGTTGTCGGAGTATGTAAACGAGTAAGTTCTGCGTCACAAGAGTGCCTTTTCGGCGGAGATAATGCCGGCTACCAAATTGGATATGCGAACGCTGGGGCTAATACGGCGTTCCTTTATCAAGGAAGCGTAGTAAGCGGGACCTGTGCCGATGCGGCATATCATAGCATTCTAGCACTTATGAATGGCGCGAGTTCAAATTTGTATTCCGATGGAAGCAGCATCGCATCAGGAAACGCCGGGGCAGCGGGGAACGTAAACACCATTTACTTTATTGGAAGTTCTACCGGAGGAGCAAATTTCTTGAATGGTGATGTTACGGAAGTCGGTATTTGGTCTAGCGATATTTCAGCCAATGCGGCGTCGTTAAGCTCAAACGCAAAAACATTCTATGGATATTAAATTGTGACTGCCGGTACTGTTACCATAGGAACTCGTTACGGCTCCGGTTCCGCAGGATGGACGCAAATCACTCCATCAACTACCGATAGCAGATTTGTTTACGTTTCCGATACGGATGGGAATGATTCTAATAATGGCTTGGACCCCACAGCAAATCCAACCAATATTGGCGGCGTTGGAGCCGCTGGTCCAAAGAAAACAATAAATGCCGGACTTGCTTTGTTACGCGATACGTTTCCGGATTGGCTTCTTCTTAAAAAGGGAGACACTTTTCTAAATCAGGTTTTAGGTTCAATGGATGGCGTTAATGGCCGCAGCGATCAGGAGCCGATAGTTGTTACAAGTTATTTGGCTCCCGGTATTACCTCGACTACTCCGCGCGGAACCGGAACCGGGGCAAGGCCAATTATAGCAAGCACTCCCAGATTTTATGTATATTCGCAGGGGAACGATCAGGGCGCTCATTCTTACGGAAATAATATAGCCTTTGTAGGAATTGAATTTTACAACTATCAGCGCGACCCTAACAATTCATCAATAGGCGGCGGTTATGTTGCTGACCTGTCAAATAACGGAGAGTGCATCCGAGTTACATATTGGACTTATACATTCTGGCTTATAGAAGATTGTAAATTCAGTTTCTACTGGATTAACATGATTTCATTTACGGCCCCTGGATCAAATTTATATATTAGAAGAAATATTATTGTTGATGCCTATGCTTCTACGTTGTGTATACCCCCGGGCTCGTTAGCTCAGGGTGTCTATATCTCGGAATGTACGGTAAACCCTGTTTTTGAAGAAAATATTGTAGATAATAACGGATGGAACGCGACTCTTACAACCCCCGCATCCGTAACTATCAGCGCGGCAGCGCAGGCTGTCATTACATGGACCGGAAATAAACTGCCGCAGTCAGATGTAAATTCCATTGTAACATTTTCCGGAAGCGTAGGAGGAAATGCGGCTGGAACACAATTCTTTGTGTTCACCAACAATGGAACAACCTTTAAAATATCAACCACAAGAACAACTCCAACTTATGTGGATACGTCTGGCGGCGTTACTTCGCCACAAAATGCAACATGGGTCGATCCATCCCCGACAGATTATACTCACAATCTCTATATAGCGAGTTATACAGTTTCCGGCGATCCAAGCACCCTAAATGGTCCAATATCTTTACAGGGTAACATCATCACGAACGATGGTTCCGGTTCACAATTTAGATCGGGCGGAAATGTCAATAATAATCTCTTTGCGTTAAATCCGTACCATCATAACATTTCTAGTCCGCATGATTACGCAAATACTCTAGACAGCAACGTGTACCTTGAGGGCATCGATACGCCGATCTCGGGCGCATCATACGGTTGGATGCTAGGCGGATTTGGCACACAGGCCGGAGGAGATAGGCAAAATCTCGGCACGATTGCGATTACAAATAATATTTGGGCCAATTCGGATTCTGCGAATGGGGCAACCGTTGTTCTGGTTCAGGGAACCAATGGAATAAGCGTAAACAATAATATCGCATTCAAATGGCCAAGCGCTGGATTTTCTAGTTACACCGGAAGCATTGTAACTCTTGATACTCTTATTGGCGGCTCCGGGTATGTCAATGCCGCATATTATTATAATGTTCCCCTAACTGGTGGCAGCGGCACCGGAGCAACGGCGACATTTACAGTTTCGGGTGGCGCTGTAACGGTGGTTAATTTATATGGCGGCCCAGCATCTCCATCGGCAGAGGTGGCTGGTTCCGGTTATGTGGTAGGAGATATTTTAAGTGCAAGCAATACTCATCTAGGCGGTAGCGGTTCTGGATTTTCAATTCGCGTGGCATCGCTTGGTATTAATACAATCGGCACAAATGTTATCGATGCGGCTGGTACAAATAACGCGGTAATTCCCCCGGAGCCATTTCCATCTCCAACCGCCGCATCACTCGGGTCCTATTATTCTTATATTGGAAACCCGGGCGGGTTTCCATCCACAACGGCCGGATTTTTATCGGCCTGCCGGTTACAGAGTCAGGATACATGGAACGATCTATTAACGGCCAATGCTGCTAATATTTATTTCCGAGCCAGATTCGGAGAATTTGTCCATCCTCCGCACCCAAATTTGCAGCGCACTGCATTGCATTAATGGGTGATAAACCGAATGCGCTTTGTCTATAGACCTAATCATCCAGCAGCCAACGAAAATGGCATGATCCCTACCGATATGGCGGGATATGAACCGAAACCTTGGTCAACTGCTATTATCTCCGACAATATGGAACCATTGAAGCATCATGGCACAGGTCGCATTATAGACAGTAAATCCAAATTCAGGGCGGAAACAAGGGCCATAGGCGGAATTGAACTTGGCAACGAACCGATCAAGCCAAGACAGCCGATAAAGCTGAATAAGCGGCAAAGACGCGAGGATATACGCAAAGCTCTCTATGAGTTGCGCCAAGGAATTAAATCAGGTAATTATTAATCATGGCAGAGAACGAATTAATTCCGAATTCCGGCGAAGCCTCAGTCCCCTCCGCAACAGCGCAGCCGGATAATCCCCCATCGGTGGAAGAGGCTGGCGTCCAGCGTTCCTCTCGCTCCGCTGATGGGGGCACGGAATCGAAGAAACTAAGTCTTCGCGAGCAATTGCAAGAGCAATTCAAGGCCGCGAAAGAGCCAGAACCGAAGGAAATCAAGGCCAAACCGATTAAATCCGATGAACGTCCAAGAGACGAAACCGGAAAGTTTCTCCCGAAAGAAGCCGCAGCAGCGCCTGAAAAGGCCGCGCCGGTAGAATTGGCACCCAAGGAAGTACAACCCGAAGCTTCAAAGCCTCTCGGGCTACCACCCGGCTGGTCGCCAGAAACGAAGGCGTTTGTTAATTCCTTACCCGCCGATCATCCTCTCAGAAAGGATGTGGAAAAACGGGAAAGGGAAGTTTCGGATGGCTTCAAGAAATATTCCGACGATGCCAAGAAATACCAGGAAATCGAGCAAGTTCTAGCCCAAGCGCGGCCCGTCTATCAACAGAACGGGTTCCGCAGCGATGCAGAGGCCATCAGGCACCTTATGCAATGGGAAGCAGCCGTGCGCCAAAATCCGGCCATGGCGATTGCCCAGCTTGCCCGTAGTACCGGCGTAGATCTGGCATCCCTAGCCCAAAATCCTTCCGGTCAATCAAACGGCCAGGATGTTGCAGCGCAGTATATCCAGCCGATTGCCCAACAGGTCAATTCGCTCCAAAACGAACTGGCCCGCATACAATCGGAAAAAGCGGCTTCGGAAATCGCGCAATTCTCCAAGGACAAGCCATATTTCGAGCGGGTCAAGACCAGCATGGGGCAACTCATGCAAGCTGGTCTAGCGACTGATCTCGATAGCGCCTATCAAAAGGCGATTGGCATGGATCCTGACATTCGCGCCGAAATCCTGAAGACCGAATTGGATAGCAAGTTGAACGCTTCCCAGCAGGAAGCCCAGCAACGCGCACAGAATGCCCGCAAGGCGGCAGTTTCACCGTCAACCAGGGCGCCAGCAGCGCCCAACTTGACAGCGAAAGAAAAGCCAAAGGGTGTTCGCAGCAGCATCTTGGCGGCAGTTGAGGAAATCCGCGAAGGGTCGAGGGCCTAACCCCATAGAGGTCAGGCACAATGTCCTTTCCAAATCTTTCGGAAATTGTGACCACCACCCTTAGAAATCGCACGGGTGAGTTGGCCGACAATATGAGCCGAAACAACGCGCTGCTTGCGCGTCTAAACCGCAGGGGAAGGGTCAAAACCTTCTCAGGCGGCCGTACCATTGTCCAGGAACTGAATTACGCCAACAACCAGACGTTCCAATGGTACAGCGGCTATCAAGTCCTAAACATCGCACCATCGCAGACGTTTACTGCGGCGGAATACCCGATCAGGCAATCGGCTTGCGCGGTATCGATTTCCGGCCTCGAAGAACTGCAAAACTCAGGCGAAGAAGCGATTATCGACCTGCTTGAAAGCCGGATCGAAAATGCCGAAGACACATTCATGAACGGTATGTCGAACGGCATTTACGGCGACGGCACGGTGACTGGTTCGGTGGGCGGGTTGCAATTGCTCGTTGCCACTTCGCCTTCATCGGGCGTCATCGGCGGCATCGACCGTTCCACATGGTCGTTCTGGCAGAACATCGCCTATTCGGGTTCAACGAATGGCGGTGCCACGACTTCATCGGCCAATATCCAGAACTATATGGACTCGCTCTGGGTCCAGCTTGTTCGTGGCCGTGACAGTCCGGATCTGATCGTAGCCGACAACAACTACTTCAAGCTCTACTGGCAATCGCTGCAAGCAATCCAGCGTATCGCGGTAGAGAATGGTGTAGGTGAATTCGGTACGCTCGGCTATCAGACGCTCAAGTATAACACCGCAGACGTAGTGCTGGACGGTGGTTTCCAAGGCGCATCGACTGATCCGCTGCCCTTCGAGACTTCAGCCGGTACTTCGGCAGTCGGCGGCGCACCGTCTAACACGATGTATTTCCTCAATACGAAATACATTCATTGGCGTCCCCATGCTCGTCGCAACATGGTGCCGCTCGATCCTGATCGTTTCAGTGTCAACCAAGATGCCATGGTGAAGTTGATAGGTTGGGCCGGTAATATGACCCTATCTAACGCCTTCCTCCAGGGCGTCCTGTACGCATAAGGGGAGAGAAACATGACCTATACCACTCCAATTTTCTCGACCCTGAACACGCTCGGCGTAGACCTGTCTACTTCGGGTTATGATCAACCCTACACCGCAACGTCGAGCAATCCGTCCATTCCGGAATATCCTCAACAGCCGTTCACGGTTGGCCAGGAAATCATCGGAACGAACGGTTTGCGGGCGCTCTATGGTTCTGCGGCCACTGCGATTACGCTTGGTAATACCTGTGTTCTCAGCAAGGTATTTGCTGCGACACCGCTTACCAGCACGATTGCGGCGACCAGTTATGGCCTTCAGTTGGGTGTGGCAATGACCACGCTTACTACGGGTCAATACGGCTGGTTCCAGACCGAAGGTGTATCTGCGAACATCTCCGTAACTGCTTCTATCGCGGCGAACGTAGCACTTTACACCACCGCGACGGCTGGCGTTCTTGGCGCCATCGCAACGGGTTCCTCCTACTCGGTTGCCGGTATCACTACGACGACGACTAGTGCGGGCACCGCAGGTGCTTATGCTGGCGTCATCACCAACCTGGCATTGGGTGCAGCTAACTAATGTTGGATAAAACCAACCCGGCAAATCAGGTAGAGGGGTTAACGCCCCTCTACCAAGCCATCAATCCAGTTCAATGCGTTTCTTTTTCGAGTAACAAGGAACGCATTAAGAACATGAAATATGCCATGTCGAAGAAGCTCAATCTTCCTCGACTAAGCCATGTACCGACTTTCGGTGGCTTGGATGATCTGGCCATCGTGGCGGGTGGTCCTACGCTCAACAAGACATATCGCAAGATTGCAAAGTTCAAGCACATTATGTCTTGCGGCTCAGCGCACGATCATATCCTGAGCCTTGGCATCAAGCCGATGCTTCATGTCGAATGCGATCCTACCAAATCGCAGATCGTCAATTACAAGCGCAAATCCAAAGATATTATTTATCTGCTTTCCTCGCGTTGCCATCGTTCCATGTTCCAGCATTTATCAGATTGTCCAATCCGTCTTTGGCATATGTGGGAAACAGACATTGGCAAACCTTACTATAACGGCGAGCCTGCTTTTATCTGCGGCGCTACTGTTGTGTTATCGGCAGTCCCGATAGCCCTAGCGATGGGATATAAACATTTTCATTTCTTCGGTTTCGATTCCTCATTCGAGGACAAGGAAAACCATCACGCTTACCCACAGCCAGAAACGTCGGCCATGATGACGGCAAGGGTTGGCGATCCAAATACCGGCAAGGAATTCAATACCACGGCGACCTGGCTGGGACAGGCACAGCAATTTGAGCAGATGCAAAATCATTGGGGGCATTTGTTTAAGACGACCGTCTACGGTAATTCCATGATGGCTGAAATGCAGAGATTTCGTAATAAACAACTCAAGGAACAGCAATTGAAAGAACAGGGAGCGGCGGCATGAGTGACACTTACACCGAATTCGCGGCGCTTCGCTATGATCCACAACAGATTGCACAACAGGGCTATGGCGTTGCCGCCAGTGGTCCTTCGGATGATCGATTGATCGTTGGTTTCTATCGGAAGTCCATTCTCAATACCGCGAAATCCAAGGAACAGGGCAAGCGGGTTTGCGAGGACCGCGATTTCGTATTGATCCAGCATCCCGGCGAGACGTTGACCAAGGTTGATCGACCCGTACAGGACAGCGACAAGCAACGTTGGCCGCGCCAATGGGCACAATATCAGCAGGGCCGACAGCAAATCCCTGATGGAATTCCGGTAACGCTTCTGTTCCCAGCACATCCGTCGATTACTGATATGCTATTAGGTTACAACATTCACACGGTGGAACAGCTTGCTAATCTTTCGGGTAGTGCGATTCAGACTGTTGGCATGGGCTGTCAGGAATGGGTTAATCGGGCAAAAACCTATCTGACGCAGGCGGAAAAGGGCGTCAATTTCCACAAGTTTGAAAAGACGATTGAGGAAAAGGACCGCCAAATCAAGACGCTAGAGCGCCAGGTCATGGAACTATCGCGGCAGATGCAGAAGTTCATGGCATCCGCACAACCGCAACAACAGCCAATGCAACCGATGCCGCAACATCAATGGCAACCGCCGCCTATTGATGTGCAATCCATGCAGATTGCAGCATCGATGAACGAACAAATCATAGATCCGGAACCGCAGACATTCTCGAACGATATCGCGCCACCGCAACAGGGTATCGTTCGGCAACGCAAGCCTCGCTCGGACAAGGGCAAACCGCGAGGATCACGAAAGGGAATTTAAATGCCGAATACAACGGTATTGATGGGTTCTGGCTTCTCGCCACTCCAGGCCCTTCAGCTCGATACCACGCCAGCAAGCCTAGCGGCTACAGGTGCGACGGCGGCGGCGGCGGCGACCATCAACAATCGAATGACGATTGTGACTGCCGCGACCAGTACGGCGGCTGCGGTGATCTTCAGCACGGCGGCGCAACCCGGCGCGGTTCACTATGTCGTCAATAGCATCAGTTCTGCCGTGACGGCTACGATCTTCTGTCCGGTCAGCGGCGCGATGAATGGCACCAGCAACGGCAGCCTATTGCTCACAACCGGGCAATCGGCAATCTTCATCCTGACGACAGCCGGGACTTCGGTGGGATCGTGGTATTCGATCAAGACAGCTTAAGGAGTGCCTATAAATGGCACTCACTCTGCTGCAAATATTGCAGGCGGTAACGGGTGAGTTAGGACTTGTTCAGCCTAGCAGTGTAGTCGGGGCGACTGATCTTCAGACGCTTCAGCTTTACAATCTTGTCAACCGCGAGGGTGACAATCTGCGCCGTACCCATCAATGGACGGCTTTGCAGAACGTATTCAATTTGAACGTCACGGCTCCCATCGTCACGACCGGGAACGTGACGCTAGGATCCAGCACTCTATCGAATGTAGACTTTTCTTCTGGCGTTCCCTCAGTCGGGATTTATGTTGTTACCGGATCCTCGATACCTGTTGCGGCGCGGGTAACGGCAGTATCGACAGGTTCCAGTACCGTCACGATGGATATGGTGGCGACCGCTACCGTGACGGGAACTGCATTGACATTCGGCCAGGATACCTATGCGGGTCCTAGCGATTATGATTTCAGCATCAACAGAACCGGATGGGACAGAACGAACCGCTGGGAATTGCTTGGTCCCGACAGTCCGCAGATGGACGAATGGCATCGTTCGGGCATCGTCACGGTAGGACCACGCAGGCATTTCCGATGGGTCGGCGATGTTACGATAAGCGGCACAACTTACAATTATCGTCTGTGGCCGCCACCTGCTGTAGTCGGTACTCCATTTCAAATCGCATGGGAATACATCAGCACCTATTGGTGCAAATCGTCTACCGGCACCGGCCAAACGAGCATGTTAGCCGATACAGATGTGCCTAATCTCGACAGCATGGCCATCGTGCTTGGCGTCAAGTGGCGGTTCCTGCAAGCCAAGGGATTTCCAACTGCAGCGAGTATGCAGACAGAATATTTGGATTACGTCGCACAACTTATCGCCCGCGACGGTGGCGCTCCGACGCTGAGCATGAAAAAAAGGGTATTCCCATTGTTCATTACACCAGCCAATGTTGCGGACGGATTTTGGCCGGGACCAACTGGTCCTAACATGAGTTAGCAATGCGCGCAACGCTGACCATGGAAAATAGGAAGATGAAGGGATCCGGAGAGGCATTTCCGGCTTCCGTTCCTGCTTCGATCAAGGGCTGGGATGCAATTTCTTCCCTAGCCGACATGCCTCCGGACCATGCAGTCCAATTGGATAATTTCATCCCGCGCCCCGGTTATCTGGAAGTCCGCAGGGGATCAAGACAATTCGCGTCTGGCATTGGTACTAGCTCAACTGATGTGCCGACAGTTATGGGGTATAATGCTCCCAACCCGGTTAATTCCAAACTGTTCGCCATTGGCGGAGGCACAATCTACGACATAACGGCAGGCGCGACGGCAACTGCAACTTCCATCACAGGCTGGTCGCCATCGAATGCTGAATACGTCAATTTCACCAACTCGTCGGATACGAGTTATTTGATTGTTTCCAACGGCGCGAACAATCCGGTCATTTACAACGGCACGACCTGGACGACATTGAGCGTCAGCGGAATCACGGCCAGCGATATCGTACAACCGGCAGTCTGGAAGGGTCGTCTTTGGTTTACGTTGAGCAATTCCACCAAGGTGGCCTATATGGCCATCGGCGCGATTTCAGGTACTGCGACGACATTTGATCTGGGTTCCCTGATGGGCATGGGCGGCTCAATCATAGCCATAGGAACCTGGACGATCGACACAAAACAGACGGTCGATGAATATCTGGCCTTCATTTCATCCAAGGGTCAGGTATTCGTTTATCAAGGCACGGATCCAAG